TCTTTGTCTTTTAATATTTCATCTTCATCGTCTTTTAAATATGGTCCCATCTTTTGTAGATCCTGCATACGCTCTTCGTCTTCAGGTGGTATGTATTTACCCCAGTCACTGCCACGTAGTATCGGTTCGTATTTTGGAAAACGACATCGTCTACCCAACAAAGTTTTAATCTGTCCTTTGTTAGCTGCAGCTTTCATAACTTCATTCATTAATTGTTTTACAAATGGAACTCTTGAGTGATACTTGTCAAATAATTCCTCTGCTTTAAATTTAGATACACCTAACTCTGCTTGTAGTTTAGCTTTACCCATACCATAAAACAAACCAAGGTTAATTACTTTAGCTTGTGATCTTGGTATCTCTGCCATCTCTGCAACTATTTTGTGAAAGTCTGTTGATGGATCTTTCTCGTATGAATCTGCAATTGGATTAACTGATGCTAATCTAAACTTCAAAGCATAGTGTGCAACAAGTCTTGGTTCCTGTTGCGAGTAGTCAAAACAACCCCACTTGCATCCTTGTTCAGGTATAAACAATGATCTTATCATTGGACCTAACACAGGATCACGTGCAGGTATTTGTTGTAGGTTTGGATTAGCATAACTAAATCTACCTGTAATAGTTCCTCCATCATCAGATCTAATTTGATTTATCTCTGCATGAATTCTACCTTTGTGTTCATGTTTTAATATTGTATCAATAAACGTTGTATTTATTTTATTAATCTTTCTTGCTTCAGCTATCTTTTGTATGATAGGATGCTCGTGATTTGAAAGGAAATTTTTAGTAAATGATGGTTCACCGGATTTCGCAGTACGCTCGTAAGATAGGTTCAGCTTTTGAAAAACTTTTTCAATCGATCTTGCTGCCCATATTTGAGTATCTATTCCTGTTTCTTTTTGAACTTCTCGCAATAACAGTTGCTCTTGTCCAATTAACTCCTTACGCAATTCGTAAGCTCGTTGAGTATCTACGCGAACGCCTAGGTAACGCATATCAACGAGACAAGGAAAAAGATCCGTTTCAAGATTAAAAATATCTTCCAGGTCATTTTCAATTAATAATTTTTTTACATGTTGCCAAAGTTTAAAAGTTAACTCAGCATCTTTTTCAGCGTACGCTCCAACTTCATGCGCAGGTAATCTCCACATATCTGCTTTTGCATCTAGTCCTCTTGACTTTGCAGCTTCGTTTAGTGCACGTTCGTTTTTACCTTCGTTTAAAAAATGCCAAGACAAAGTATTTAGTGTGTATGAAAATCTGTTTTCATCTAATAGTGAGCACGCAATCATTGTATCCACTATTAAACCATTGATATTTAAGCCTAAACTACGTATCCAACATACGTCGTACATAGCGTTATGAAATATTTTTGTAGCTGGACACTCAAGAATATCTTTGAACCATTCTAAAGTTTTATCTCTATCCATGTTGGGTCCTTCTTGGTGAGCAATAGGAAAATACCATTTGTCATTGTATGTAGCCACAGCTATACCAACAACTTCACCATTACCAATGACTGCACCAGATCCTTTTGATTTTAAATCTGGATCTCTTGTTTCCAAGTCTATTGCAATCTCATCGTAAGATCTAAGATCTGGATACTCTGTAGGCTGAACCCATTCTGTTTGAGGCAATATCATTTATTCTTCATGTCTCTCATTTTTTTTAATTCTAACTGGCAGTAGTGTATTATCTTTTTAATATCCTCTGCTCCACCTTTACGTTGATAGCGGCAAACGTATTTAACAACGTTTCCTTGAAAGAACGATAGATCGTTTTTAGAAATAAACTCGTAAGGTTGAATAGGAAACTTTGTGTAGTGATTCCCGCCGACCTGAGTATATTGTGGAAACGCTTCGTCCAATATATTTTTATCTGTCATAGTTGATACTCCCTTAATTTCTTTTTTGCTCTCAGTTTGTATAGATTATTTCTTGCTCTCGTAACTCCAACATACCACACTCTATGCTCTTCATCTTGTTTGTCAACACTTGATTTGATTCCTTGTTGTACGGTACGACCTTGGTGCAAAGATAAAATTACATTATCTTCTTCACCACCTTTTATTGCATGAATAGTTGACAACCATATTCTTGCTTTCTCTTTTAAGTTTTCTTTCGATGCAATTAAATTTCTTAAATATAAAATTTCTTTTTGATCTGCTACGAACTTATCATACCATGGAACTTTAGCATCCCAGTTACCTGTAGGTATAAATTCTTTTACTGCACTTATTTCTTTTTCATCTAACACTTCATCCATTGTCCATTTAGTGTAGGCCACTGCAGCTTCATACATACCAACTTTAAAACTTTTACCTTTGTTACTTTGATAATAAAAATTTTTACGTTTTAAATCTTTCATAATATCTAACAGATTACTTTTAGTTCTTGTAAGGATTAGCCATTTACCTTGTGTTAGATCAACCTGGTTAAGATCAGATATGTAATGTGATTCGCCTTCATAATCTCTTGGATAATATTTTTTTAGTTTTCTAATTCCAATAATATTATTGATAGGTTTTGTTGATTCTTCTTGAACAGCTTTTGATATACGTCTTGATCGTCTTAATACAATCTCTCTTGCAGGTTCTTTTACAAATCTAGTTACATCAGCTCCAGCCCAAGCATAGATAGCTTGATCGTCATCACCTGCTAGATACATTTGTTCACAATGATATTTTAATTTATCATACAGTTGCCATTGCAATGGTGATAAGTCTTGTGCCTCATCAATAAATATAGCTTTGAATACAGGTATCTTGTCAGAGTTTAACACTGCTTTTACAATGTCGTTAAAATCAAAAAGATTATTTTTTTCTTTGTATACTTGGAGGTTTTGATAAATGTGATTTAGTGTATCAAAGTCATCAACTTGTTTTTTATCATGTTCGTTTAAATCAAACTCTTGTCTAATAGTTATGTCTTTGTTTATTGATCTTTGTATCATTTGAAAATATGGGTTGTTGCAAGTTAAGAAATGTGTTTCCTCTTCGTTGTATTTATCTGAAAATGAAACTCTTATATTTAATTTTTTACCAAGGTCTTCGTAATGATACGGCTGCATGATGTCTTCTTCATTTAATCCAAGTAAATGATAACAGAATGCGTGTATTGTTTGAAAGTAGGGCACTTCTTTTTCAGATACATCAATTCTTTTACGTGCTTCCTCTGCTGCTTTTCTGGTAAATGCAAAGTAACCTATCTTATGCAAGGGTACACCAATACGTTCGTACGCTTTTACACGTCTGATTAACCTAAACGTTTTACCGGTGCCAGGTGGTCCGTAGATTTTATTGATCTTTTCCATTGGCTTTCTTAAACCCATCTTTGAGTGATCCAGTCCAGCCATATGATCCATGATGTGTTGTTTGTCCATCAACTACTCCGTAAAATTTAAAACCTGATTTTCTAATTAAGTTACAAAAATTAACATCTTCACCCCACCATGTTCCGTCTTTACCAAAACTAGTGTCCCAAAAATTATAAAAATATGAATTTGCTTTTTCAGATATTATTTCTTTTTGTTTTATTTTAAGGTGTGGATTATCTTTCATTAGTTTTTCATAAACTCTTCTATGAATTAATGTTAGACCTGCAGGTCCAGCTTTTAATTCTACGATACCTTTTTCATCTACTTCAATGTTAGTCGGGTCGTTAAACTCTATAGAAAATTTTAATACTTGGTCTTGTGTTTTCTTTCTGTATGGAACACAGATAGCGTCTTTTTGTGCAATGATCATACGTCCAACAACGTCAGGTTCAAACTCCATGTCTGCATCTACAAACAATTGATAATCAAACCCTGATTCTAAAAACATTGCAGTCAATACGTTTCTTCCATAACCAACGTAAGGACATTTAAATGTTCCTATTTCTGCTGGCATTTTAGCAATCGTAAATTTATTAAATAATTTTACCAATGACAAACACGTTGACACGTGCATCAAATCATATGTTGGCATAGATATATAAATTTTAGGTGGCTTCGTCATACTATATTCTCCTTATCTTCTATTTCTATTATTTCTTCTGGTATCTCTTCTTTTTCTAAACCTTCTTTTGGAAGTTTTAAAACTCGTAGTGGTGGAAATGATTCTTCGTTATCACCTTTTGGAAATCTTTTTTGACAATCAAATTCACCTTTAAAATATTGTTTAATCATTGTAGCTGTTCTTGCTCGCTCTTGATTCCAGTCTCCACGTTTTAGTTCATCGTAAAACTTATCGTACACAAAATAAAAATGTTGATCTTCGTGTAATACAGATCCACTTTTAAATGCTGCATACGAGCTAGCTTTAGGTCCATTGACATATGTAAATAATTCTTTCTTTAACATGTCTACAGGGTTGGTGCCTGCAGGTGGTTGAATAGTTTCCATAGTCGCCCACAGTCCGTTTAATATATTTTGATATTCTTTTTCTTTTATACTTGGTGGATATGTTGTTGTGTGATCTGCAATCAAACTACGCATCTGTTTCATTTCGTTAAATTGTTTGATACTACGTGCATGCACCTGTACAATTT